ATATTTCCCCAAGAGGCCCACCAAAAGAAACTACTTCGTTTCCTTTCGTTTCAATCGTCGTCGTTGTGAGTTCTTCCAATACCTTGTCAGCGAGTGCAATGTCGATTGTCAAACCACCTGATAGAATCTCTTCACGTGCCGATAGCACACGTTGGGAGTGCTCTTCGATTGTTTCTCCGTCAATACGTTGTACAGTATCGTTGACGATTGCCGCAATACGTTTTTCATCGTTGCTAGCAAGTGCTAGGGCAGTAGTGATAATCGTATTCGCGAACAATCCAAGGTGGGATTTAGCTTGCTTTCCATCGCCTGATTTTCCACTCTCGTAAACTCGGCAACATAACCAATCCAATGCTAGAAAATTCCCACCCTCAACTACAATCGGCGGCGCTCCCTCCTGAGTGGGAATTTCTACAGTTTCTAATTCGACTATACCGAACATTTCAGCGATAGCAGACTCGGCATCGAAGTCTTGTTTTTCGCCTGTAGTCCCCACATCTTTGCCATTAATGCGGTTAGCCAACATTCCGCACACTGTAGAACGTAGTTTGATGAGATCCTTGCGAGTCTTATCGACATTCTTGGGGGCTGTCAATTCCCCGCCTACTGTCAATTCAACGTAATTGACAAGTGCTTGTGGCATCAAAGTCTTGTCAGTGAAATTGTCATCTATCTTGGAGCGAGACTTAGCCTTGTCAGCAAGATCTTTAAACTGTTTCGGCACGCCTAGACATAGCACGATTGGAGGGAGTTTAGCTCCTACCAACAACGCCAAAATAGCGGCCTTACAACGATGTTGCAAACTGACTGCTTGCCCAAAAACATCTACAACCCAGGGATCTTGACAATTTAGAGCCCATAGTCCTCTCATCATCATATTGCTATAAGTTTTTGGAGTTTTGACAGGACCAATGCGGGATTCCGTTCGCGTGCGATTGTATACATTGTTTCTAGCAACAAAACTTTTGTCGTTAAATTGTACAAAAGGTTGGTCGATTGTACTTTCTTCCAATCCCATTAGAGCTATAAATATCTCAATAGTGGGATCGACCAAAGTGTAAAATTCTGAATTCTTTAAACTAAAATCATTCAGTAATGCTACATCTTCCGCAGTCAGTTTTGAGAATCGTACGTCCGCAACATCTTTTGCGGCATGTTCTCCGAAACCTGAGCAATGTTTTGCTAATGCAATTTGTAATTCCGAAACAGTCTTAATCAAATTCTTCATCGTGTTTTCCCTTATGGAAAAAGTGTAAGTGAGTCGCTACGAAAGTGTAGGATTGTCACTAAAGAAATAGCTAGCGTATTCCCCTAGCTATTCCTGAGGGTTGTTATTGTTTTGGCCTACCTAATTGTTTTAGCTTAGGTAATTTTTTTCCTAGATAATATGGTAACAATTTGTCCAACAAATTCACACTTGCTGAATTAGTAGATAAAAATCTACTAATCGCCGTTTTGTCGCCTAGTCGCGTTGGTCTTTCTATTGTGAGTAACCAACTATGCAATAATTTAGCTCTTTCGCTATGCAATTGTTTCAATGTTTTCATCGTGGATCATACCCCAACAAATTGACGGATAATTCGATTTCTTGCTGATGTGATTCTAGTTCGCTCATCTTTGGTTCGAGTTCGTTCCACATGGATTCTGGAAAAAAATACTTTTCATTTTCCCAATATGCCACTTGAATTTCATATGCACTCAATTGGATTGTATTCGTCGATTTCACTTTCGAGATACTTTTTGAAGTTCTCTTTGTTGGTTTGCACAATCGATAACACTTTCGAGCATGGTTTGTATTCATATCGTTGATTCCCATAATTCCAAATTAAACTTTTTTCATTTCTCAAGTATTCTTTCTGAGATAATCTTATAACATCTTTACGATTATATCCGTATGAATAGAAATCTGATTTCCATTGTGTACGATACTTGTGTTGTCGATAAAAATCAATATGTGGATTTTCGAATTCATGCCTTGAAATTGAACGTGAACGACAATCTAGTTTCGTTGTATGCTTGCATCCACAATGCATACAATAGCTTCCAATTGCAGGAACATATCCATAACATTCAAGACATTGGAACAATTCATGTCCATCATCTAGATATTCCACGTACCTATAAGTGTTATTTAACATCTCGGATCATATCCTAATAAATTAACGGATAGTTCAATTCGTTCTTCTTGAGATTCACAAGACGCTAATAAAGCATCGACAAGTGTATTCGCTGCATAGTTGCGAATCTCTATTGGAAAGGATTCGCATGGGCGATCTTCAAAGTTTACTTCGTTCATTAGTAAAATTCTCCTACAAAACAACCCGCATTGTTTCCAGACTTAATAATGGTTTGTGGATGATGTTCCTTTAACCATCGAATATCCTTATTTGTGAACTCACAAGTACATTCAAAACAATATCCATCGAATGTTGCGTCATCGCATTTCTTTATTCCATCCATCCGACAGCATACTGCCACTACGGATTCATATTGTACCCAAATTTTTACCATCATCATTTCCTTTTCGTCGCGTTTCATTCTTGCCATACCAACATACCCGCAAGAATATCGTCTGACTTAACAGCCTGCAAGAACAATTTTCGGAATTTCTTTTTCCGCCATTCGTTTGCATGAAGGATAATCGGAACGTATGCGAAGCAACTATCGTGCCAAATCCGACGAAAATAGAATTCATTCTGATTAAGTTAAGTAAAACTGATAGAAGTAAAACTGATAGAAGTAAAACTGATGCTGGCAGCCAAGTCCGTACGAAGGCAGCATCATCCAGGTGTGTACGTATGAAAATATTTCTGGGTTTTTTGTACGTATGAAAACATTTCTGGGTTTTTTGCCTACGTCTACGTATAAAGATATTTCTGGGTTTTTTGTACAGAAATAATAAGATCCTCAGAAAGAGGTACACATTCACGTATACCTCTATTTCTGGGTTTTTTATGGAAGACCGAAGTGTTTTCATAAAGCTACGAAGTAGTTTATGATAAACACATTCAAGAAAAGTCCTCAAGAAATTGATAGGTTACCTTAACACTAGGAGAAAGATTGTTAAGGTAGTTTGTTAGATCATTACCAGCAAGAAAGAAAGATGTGTTACCACCTACTATTTCATAATTATCATTGGCTAGTTCAATAACCAAAATACTGGAGATTTGAATTGTAGTGAGTTCGTGGTATGCTGCCATGATATCGATCCTTTGCAAAATGTTGTGTCGGGTACACATACATTATTGCGCCAACGATATAAAAGACAAGCCTATAGAACTAGGTTTTTGTAGAAAAGTAGAAAATAGTTGAAAGTGAAAATGGTAGTATGCTAAGAGAATAGTTATCCGTGAACTCTACACATCTCTTTCCGAGAATTACCAGATTAATATGCTGACAGAATCTTAGTCGATAGCTCAGGAGTCTAACGCCGTACAAATAGGGGTCTAATCCATCGCGTGATGCCCCTAAATTGACTTTATTCGCACGCAAGCAGTAAATACGGGTAATGAGTCAAGCTGCCTAGACAGCACGTTTGAGCGAGTCGGCAGTATGCTAGGGGTATACTAACATATCTCTCCATGACCATTCTATACCACATACAACCTTTTCTCGTCGAGCTAAAGGATCTACTTGGATGTTTGATAGTATATTTGGAGTAGTGCTAAATCTTTCTGATCCTATCCAAGGATACACTGTAATGTAGGTTTCATCAATAGGTAATAGAGAGTCATGATTACCACCATACATGTGCATGAGAGGCCGGGGATCTCCTGGGGGTGTGTGCTTAGTTGATCCTGTTAGGTGTAAGTTCTCATGAAATATTATTCTATCACAATAACTTAAATTTCTTCCAAAGTTAAAGGTTGGGTTGATTCTGATAAGACCTTTAGACTTAGTTGCTACTGCTGCTACTCCTCTACCTAGATCTTTATTGCTTTGGAGAAATGTTAGTCTAGCCCCACGAGTTACTCGTTTATAAGAAACTGCTTTGTACTTCTCAATAATACGAAGAACTCTTTCAATAGATTCCCAAGTAAATGTTGTGTTGTAATGTCCTTGATGATATTCTGTAGCAACTGTATAAGGAATTACTCGAACACTAGAAGAAGATCTCCACCATTCTATTGGGAGAGGAAACATTTCTTCAGATTTAATGTGATTGTATTCGGGAATATTGTCTGAAGATAATCGATAAGTAAATTGAGGAACTATTGAAGGACACTCGTGATTTACGTCTTTGTAGGAAACCATAATATACCTTTAAGTATTGATGTAATAACAACATCGGGAACGTATTTAGCATGTATACGTGCACTCTCACGTAACCAAGATCTAATGGTTTTTTCATTAGTTCTACATCCTTCATAACCCCATAAATCCATAATCTTAGATCTATGTTCACACTCGCACCCAGGAGGAGTTTCGACAAACCAGGAAATAACTTTCTTTAAGATACTTCCTGGTCCTTTTCCTATAAGATCAGGTCTAAGAGTAACACCTAATAAACTTGACTGATAGATAGTAAAGTCATTAACTCCACCATCTTTATGTTCTTCTAAGAATCCTGCTCTTTGGGTTTCTTCTTTAGTATGATTGCATTTACGACATGTATTGCATTCTTCTGGGGTTGGGTAGTAATAGTCTGATGCTAGTTGTAATACAACTATGCAATGCTCTTCTATGTCTTTATATTTACACGTTGAGTTGCTTGACTTAGAGACTGTTGTTTCCATTTCATCATGTCCAATATTTTAGTAATACTTTCATCCCAGTAAGATATAAGCTCTTCGTAAGATATATGATAACTACAAATGTTTATAAGTTTAGTATTGGTTTGTTGTACTAATTCTATAAAGTTTTTTATGGGAATTTCAGGAGTATTAAAGCATCCTGCAATCCATTCTCCTGTTTGACATGCTCTAAGATAAGAAGCATGTTGTTCAGATATGTTTTCTCTGTATAAGAATACAGTGACGGGTGTGTAAGGAATAGGTTCTGAATATACAGATGGAGAATATTTTGGGAGAACAGTAGTAGATGAAAAGAGTTTAGGTGGGATTGGTTCTAAATAAAGTGTTTTAGTTAGATTCCAGTTTCCTGAAATTCTATTATTAAGATACTCAGGATAGATTCTAGAAATATCGTTGTTGTAGTATTCTCCAGCATAACGTACATCAGGATGAGTTGCAAGAGAATGACACAGGAGATTGCTTCCTGTCCTGGGGGTTGTTCTAATGATTAGTTTAGAGACCATATTCTGTTGCTGCCCATTGTATGAGTTCTAATCTAGTAGGGTGAGGACAATTAGCAAAATGAATTATTTCAGCCGAGGGTAGTCCTCTCCAGAAATCTGATCCTCTCCACCATTGCCAATTACATACATCAGGTAGAGATACAAAATCTTTTATATTGTAGTCTACCCAAAATTGTTCTGCACAATGAACCATAGGTAAAGGATATGTAGGCATTACCCAAGGGTTATTTTCACGAGTACAAACAACAACTCCTGTATTAAGACATCTTTCCCAGGAACTTTGAAAAGGTAATTGCTGTGATTTCATTACAGTATTAATTTCAGGATGCAACCAATCAAGAATTTTATTACGAGTAAGAACTGGATAATCATCTACTATAGCTATGCCAGGGTATTGAAATAGATCACGGCATTTAGATGTAATTATACAATCTGCATCCAAATATAATGTTTGATCGTATTGAGCAGCCAAAGCACCCACACGAATTTTATTATGATGCCAAGTATAATTATACTGAGAACTAGGAGAGTCCAAAGATGACACAAGTTGAGCTGTTGGTACTTCATTGGTTAATTCAATGTAATCAGCACCATGTCTTCGAGCATATTCTTTAAATGATATTCTACTATGTTTGAGTATATTTTTATGAGTTCCTGTACCTACTGTTATAACAAGCCGAGACGATTTCCTGGGTGCGATAGACTTCCATAAGTTATTGTATTCTTCTTCAGATACTTGAGGATAGTATCTGTCAGGGTATTCATTACTTAATTTGTTGTTTACAGCATTGTGAAGAACTCTACACCATGTTCTAAAAGAAATATGATCTTCAAAATTAGGTGGATTGTTCTGACAATAATCTGTAAAAAAACTACTACAACCACAACCTTGCCCAGGAATTGCAGGAACAAATTGTTGGTAGAAGAACACTTGAGCATTAAACGAGTTCCAGTTCTTTTCATGTTTAACAGAATAATTATGAATCATATACCAAACAGAAGGCACTTTAATAGTTTCTGAGGTTTTAGCATATGTAGAAACTTGAACTGGTTTATTTCTTTCCCAATGAACTTTCATAAGTTATAGTCAACATTAAGAGTTATAAAGTTTTGACATATAGCAGGTGTGTGGTATGTAGAGTAGATATCATAATCAAACGATACTTGTGTTTCTGCTGTCCATCCGTTTCCTGGTGGTAGGTACCAGCATCTTTCGCCCTCTGTTACAGGATAGTACCACCCAGACAATACTGTTGTACAAGTAATGTTTACACAGGCAGGCCCACAATCGTATTCAAATTTTCGAGAATTTAGAAATAATGGGTTGTATGTTGCTAGTCCTGCGTTAGGTATTGCAGTTAAAGGATATTCACAAGAAATAGTCAAAATATCTATTAAAAATGTTCTTGCACTACAATCAATAGTTGCTGCTGGATAGTTAGTTATCGATCCACTAGGTATTGGACATCCTTCGCATGCAGGTGGTGGACAATAAACACAACTATAACAACTGCAAGATGCATTACATGCTCCTGAAGGACATGGTGTGCGAGTAAATGGTGGTGCTATGTCATGTTGATTATTAGTAGGGGTACAATCATAAGTAACTGAAGGAACGTATTCTTGAATGCAATCTGTTGGATTAATCATTTGTTCAAAACCAGAACAAAAAGACCAGCATTCTAAAGTATGCGGATCACTTACGGTCCATGTGTCAGATTCTGGCATTTCATCATATACTTTTGTTTTTACAACAAAGCTTTCTGTAATAATACCATCGTCTGCTGTTAAACTTAAAGAAGGAACCCAAGGTGTATCTTCTGTTGTTGGGTATGAATCATGTGTCCAAGATGAAGGTGCTGATGTTATCCAATCAAAGCATGTTTCTAAAATATAACTAGATCGCCAACCTTCGTTAACTCCAGGAGCAGAGTTGTAGTTTTGGTGTCTGATATAAGACCACCAAAAGTTTTGTTGTATTTGTACAATAAATTTTCTAGTATCGGGTTCTTCATCACAAGCTATATCTTTGTGGCCGTATCTTACTACAATGTTTTTTTGTTTGGTCCAGTAACGATATCTTTCTTTTGCAAAGGACAGAGCTTCGATTGTTCTGGTTGCTGCTGGAACCCAAGTACCACAATCATAATCTGGGATTGTGGGGAGCACAGGACATTCTTCAGGGTTACCATAATAATCTAAAGCAAGTCTATACCATTTTTGTCGTTCTTGTCTAAATTCTAGATATTCAACAACAGAAGTAGATTCGGACCTGTAATCCCAACTAATATAGTCAGAAATTAATACCCAAGGTTGTGCATCGTTGTAGTTATAAACTCTTTCCCAACAACATAGATCTAAACCTATATTATACCAATCTCCTACTGGAGTCATTCCTGGAAGTATAATATTTGGTGGTGGTAAGCATATTTTACAACAGTTATTTTTTCCTCCCATTAGCAAATCTCCAGAGCTAAAAGCATTCCGCCTTTGATTGTTATTTCAATGTCTTTGATTCCGACAATAGGAGTTACAATAGTTATACATGTTTTAGTAATTCCTGTTGAACGATAAGCGTCGTTATGATATTCATAGATATCAACAGTTCCTGGTGTTCCTGGATTGAGACCTGCTGATTGTGTTTTACCTATCCAAGTCATACTTGATTTAGTTAAAGAAACAAAAGACCATTGAGCCGTGGGAGTATCACCAATTATATCGGCTTTACCTCCATAACATCTCCATAGTTTACTATTAAAGATGTCAAAAGAATTACCTCCAGGAATTACAACTTCACCTGTAGTCTTTAACCAACATCCACCTGTTAGTTGCACCTTTCCTGGGGATGACTTTGTAATAAAGTCTAGTGCTATCCCCCAGGTAGGGTTGAACTTGGTGATAGGTTTATCTTCTGTGTGAGTATAACATTTGAATGTATCTATTTGCAAATGTTGATTATCACTAGAAGGTGTAATGAAATTACCAACACCCAGAACTACAGGACTATAAGGTTCAATAGTATCTGCTACTGAGTCATCATTAAGCATAGCTTCTATAATAACATTACTAGAGTTTGTTGTTGCTCTAGGTGCATTTATACTATTAGTAGGTGCACGAGTCTGTTCATCATAAAATTTCTTGTTAAAGAAATCTTTTCTTGGTGCTCCAGGGTATGGTCTCATAATAACCTACAGTAAGAAGTTGGTGAAATTCATGAAGGTTGTTTCTTCTGGCATATAAATATAGCGATCACTTGGTCTACGAACAATTACTTTTTCAGTATTTTTAACTTCTTTATCATAACGATAAGCAAGGATTGCCCAGCCACTATGAACACCGTTAGGTAGAGGTAATGTATTTACTCCTACTACAGGATGACTAGCATGAACTACTGCTGTTGAAGGGAAAGTCGAATCAACATAAGTATCGTATTGAGTTGATGTTAATACTTTCTTTTTATTATCAACAGTAACATAAGTATCTTGTAAAGAAGCAATAGATCTAAGACCTGATTGTAACCATCTAAAGTTAGGTCTTATTTCAAATGATAGACTAACAGGAACATTTTGGTATAAGTGTCCTGTAGCATTAGCACCTACACACATAACACTCCCAGGAGCATTACCAAAAAAATCATCAAGATTAATTGATGTAACTAATCTGCTGATTCTTCTCTTGTATTCATAAGTTAATTTACGAGGAGACATGTATTGAACAATTTCAAAAGTAAATGATCTTACTGGTTGTTCAGCACCTTCAATACCATCATCTGTTTCTCCAATAGGTTGATACTTTCCAGGAGTAAGTGCTGCTGTACCAGGAAGTCCTATTCTTCTTTGAGATTCAAGTAGATATCCCATCTGACGTTTTTCAAATACTGCTGTACAATTAAATGTAAGTTGAGTAAACTCTTGTGAATTAGCTTCACCATTAGCTGGCCCTGATTCTCCGCCTCCTCCTCCCTGGGACTGACCATTATCTTCTGGTATGTCGAATGTAACAAATAGTTTCCATTGTCTCCAGTTAATTTGCTCTGCTCTTATGTTGGCAGCATAGAGAAATACATAATCACCATCTTCATTTAAGAAGAATTGATAATTGACGGGAATGATTGAAATAAAGTATGGAAGAACTTTACGTTGCATTACATCATCATCAAGTATTAATACTAAATCTGCATCAGGAACAGATTGAGTATTTGCATATTCTAAGAATTCATCGTCATCAACTAAGAATACAAATTCTTTAGATACAGCTCTACGTGATACTTCAAACTTACGAGATTCTCTATAAATCTCAATCATTTTTAGAGCCATTTATTTCCTCCGCTATTGCTGATAATGTTTGATGAAGTTCTTCTCTAGTATAGAAGTCGTAAGTTCTTTTTAAGAAATCTAATGCTTGATGTCGATTAATCAAAACAAGTTCACCAAAGTCTTTTATCATAGGTACTTGAACTATAGAAAAGAATTCTCTGTATGTTGATTTGAACATAGTTACTTCGTCTCTTTTAGCTGAAGAAAGAGTACGAAGTAATATGTAAACACCTTGGTTAATTTGATCGCGATTCACGGATTACATACCTTGAGTTTGAACTACATTAATAAGTTTATCTAACTTAGCATTAGTTTCTTGAGCTAGTTCGATTTCTTTAGGAGATTCTTTTAGTAGTTTGTTACCAGATACGGCTTGAATAGATCCTACTAAAGCTGAAAGTTTATACTCAAAAGTTTTCATAGCTACCGCTGGATTCGGTACTCCTGGGGCTGACTTATCTCTATTTTGTAGAGCTGCTAGTCTTGCCGTTTCACTATCTCTTATCATTTGCCTTGCTTGTAATTGACGATTTAATGTAGCAGCCATATTAGCCATATCATTGCTAATCATTTGTGAGTTCTTATTTAAGTCTTGTGCTTTAGATGTTCTTTGTGCAGCAAGTGTAGCTGCTACTTCTGTAAAAGCTTTTTTTATAACTCTTTCTCTTTTCATAGATTCACCCTTGAGTTTACCTACAGAAAGATTTTCTTTAAATTGATCCATATAAGAGTTAACTTCTGCTTGTTCTACAATGGCTGCTCCAGCATTACCTGTTCCTGGGATGTAACTGATTGCTTCTCCTAATGCTTTTTGGAATCTATTAACAAATTCAAAGCCTTGAGTTATGAATCTTACTACTACAATGCTAAAATTTGTTACGAAAGAATTCAGAGTTAATGCTATATTAAGCATTACTTTACTAAATCCTTCTGCAAAATTAGACTTACCAGAAAACATATCTGTCAGTCCTTGCATTAGTGGTCCTGCTAATGTTGTCCCAATAGATATAAGACCTTGCATTAATGCATCAATAGTTGCCCAAATTACTGTACCGATTTGTTTGAATGTTACCCATATTCCAGCAACTTTAGCAGCAAAAGCATTCCAAGCAGCACTAAGTTGATTTTGAATGATTGCAACTAATCCTTGAAAACCAGCACTGACAGCGGTAACACCGAGAGCAGTATCACCTTTAACAAATGCTTTAAAAGCTAGACTAAATAAGTCTAAAGCAGGTGCAGCATATGTGGCAATACGACCTATTTGTCTAAAAGCATTAGTAAATGCATCACCTATTGTTTTAAATGTATTAGCAATAAAAGGAATTTTATGACCAAACATTAATAAAGCATTAAGAGCTAAACCAACAAAGTTCCAGCTAAAAACAAATCTTCCCATAGTTGCTGTTAATCTAACAAATCCCATAGAAAGACTTACTAATCCTGAAGCTGACTTAGCTAGTGATCCTGCTTTAAGTAAACTCAGTGAAGATCTTAGCTTTCTAGTATCAAGTATATTAGGTACGTGCCCTGTACTTAATCCTCCTCTTACTTGATTTGCTGCACCAAATAAACCTTTGAGTCCTTCAAGAGACCTAGACTTAGTTGGTATTTTAGCACTCATTGTTAGCATTATTCTTTTTAGCATACCAGGCAATGCTTTACCTGATACCATTAATGCTTTGAATCCATTCTTAATATTATTTAATCTAAGCCCGAATTCTCGCATAGATCCAATAGGCATTTTAAATACTGTAGATAATGTAGCAATTAATCCTTTGATTATTGCTTGACTATTTTTACTAGTAGCTAAAAATCTAGACAAAGTTTTATCCATTACATCTAATGGATTTATTCCAGCACCTTTCATTCCTCGAAGTTTCATTGTATTCGAAAGAAATGATTGATATGCTTTAGTAGAAAATATCTTTTGAGTAGCTGCGGCAGAATTTTTAGATGCAGATGCTTTTTGAAGTTTAGCTTCAATTGCTGCACCTTGCTTAGCTACCTTCATTTGCAAAGCTTTATATTGTGCTGCTTTAGCTATTCTACTAGCTTTTAATGCAGCTAATGGATTTCCTAAAGACATCAAACTACCACCCAGGAATCCTCCGAATCTTTTGAGGGCATTAAAGGCAGTAGCTAGTCCTATGAGCATTGTTCTTAGTCTAGCTAAAGCTACAGATAGAATCATAGCACTACCAGCAATACCAATAAAAATTACTGGGCTGAATACTAATGCTCCTACAAGAATTTTATGTGAGGCTGTTAGTCTTTCTAGTGCTGCTACTCCTATTGTAGCAAAGTTAGCTATTGCTATAGCACCATCTCTAAATGTATATCCCATAGCGATATTAAGTGAGTCTAAATTACCAACTAATCTACGAATAGCTCCACCCAATCCTGATTCCATCTTAGCTGAGGCAAGGGCACCTTCTTCACCTGCTGCTGCTATCTCTTTGATGAAGAACTCTACTCGCTCCATTTCCTGGACGGAAGACACCATACGTGCTCCTCTGATGTTAAAGATATCTCCAAAGAGTTTAGTCTTTTCCATCCTATCCATACCTTTGGTAGCATCCATTAAGCTCTTTAATGTTTGACCAAAATCAACTCCTTTAGTTCCATCTTGAAGAGTAGACATAAACAATTGAAACTTAGGTAATCTTCCTTGAAGTTGTTCTAGGTTATTAGCTAGATTAAGAAAAGCAGTGTTCATAGATGTACCAGCAAGACTTGCTTTAAGTCCTGATTCTGACATCTGTACTAGCAATCCAAGAACTGTAGATAGGTTAGCACCTAGATTAACAGAAGTACCACCTGCGTACTTCATTGATTCACGAAGATCTTGGATCTCGATTGTACCTAATCGAGTAGCTTTAACCATCATAGATGCTACGTGGTTAATAGTAGCCATATTTTCAGCCAAGACTGCGGCACTATTACCTGGTTTAAGCAGATTAAAAGTACGAACAGTATTAGCTAAAAGATCAGCAGTATCTCCAAGAGCATAGCCAGTACCACGAGCAAGATCAAGAACTGCTTTAAGACTAGACTTAATTTCAGTAATACTAAAACCAGCTTGAGCTAGAGAGATAGCAGCATCAGCTACTTCAGCAGAAGTATAAGATGTTACTCTACCTAAATCAATGATAGTCTTTGTGAGATCTTTGATATTAGCTTTTTGTTGATTTGTTTCTACACCAAAGATACCTAATTTAGCTGTTAAATTAAGAATCTTATCTTCAAACTCAACAAAGTTATTAATAACACCACGAGACACTAGTCCAGTAAGAAGACCAGCACCAGCAGCTTGTTGTCCTAGATTACGTAATCCTCTAGCACTAGCCATCATTTTTGATGTGAGCTTATTAAATGAAGCATTAGCTTTATCTAATACATCAATAACAATAACTGCTTTACCGGCTTCTATACTTCTTCGTGTCATGGCTATGCTTGTCCTTTTGCTCTTTTAACTGATGCCTCCAGTTTGGCTTGGCCTGTTCCTGGGGGTGGTGGTACTTTTGGTAATAGTGATGAATCTTGTGCTGAACATGCCCAATAGATTCTATCTCTATGAAAGGCTTCTTGTTCTATGTAGAGAATGTCTCCGATGGTAAGGGTGTCAACGTCGATTCCTCTTCCTCTAACTCGGAGGATGATACATTCGACATCATCTCTGCTACATCGAACTTCTTGATTTGTATCTTCATCTGTGCCCACAAGTCCAGGAGAATTTTCTTTTTGTGGGCTGACGTAAAATTTACAACTGCTGCCCAGAACTTCTCTCTGAATTCATCCAGTAGATCTAAACTACTAATGCAGGCTTCCATTGTTTCTTTGTCTACTTTATGTTGATTACCAAAGTAATACCATAGAAGATCAATTGTAAAGTCATCATCAAGAATTAATTTTTGAACTGCTTCCATTGTTTTTTCATTATCAACAAAGAAGTCTAATAACTTAAGTCCAAATTGTTTTTCTAGTTTTCTAGATTCAATCAAATTAATTTCAATAATGATTTCGTAAGAACCAATTTTGTAACGAACGATTTCTTTTGCCACGTGATTTCCTAAAAGTGAGAGACGGCTCGAAGTATCAGGGGTAATATGATATAGCTAATCCTTCGGAGATTAACTGTAATCCAATGTTAATTGAGTTATGATAAATAATGCCAAGATATCTACCAAACTTTTCTTTTTTGTCTTTGATGGTTTCAATCTTGACGATTGTTCCTGGGGGAATGAGTTGAGTTATTCTGTGTAGTGTTGTCTTTCCATAATCAGTATTTTTTTCAGGAGCATTGATTCCATAGATTCTTATTATTTGTTTAAAACTAATAGAGAAACCTAAGTCAATAGTAACTTCTACTGTATCTCCATCTATAATTCGATTGATTGTTGCTTGATAAGAATACATAGTGTCTCCAGAAAAGGGAGTCTAAAAAGCATAAAAAATGGGTATAGACATACTTTTAGGGACCAACCCTACCCTATAAACCGCCGTCACAGTTTACTAGAATAAGATTGATCCCTAAAAATTGTCGCGGTCTGCCTAGATAATTCTTGACGGAGAACTATTCTTTAGGAGCTTTAGGAGCTTTAGCAATTGTTGCTGCGGATACTTTCTCGTTTAAAACGATTTCATTAAGAACTTTTAATAGATCTTCTCGATGAAATTCACCCATTCCTCGTGGTTTGATTTTAGCCATACGTCGGCTAGAAACAATACCTGTTGGGATGTAATTAGCTTCTACAAGGTTATCAAGTAGACTATCTACTTTATCTACACCCAGAAAACCAATCAAAGGAGCTATGTCTGTGTAAACTATTTCTGCACCAGTGTTGTTCAATCCTTGATAAACATCAGATTCAACAATCATTTGTCCAAGAGTAGGTGCTGACATTCCAACACTAGCAGCAGGAACAAAAACGCCTTCGTCATAATTAACAATCGCAGCAGCTACAGCAACTTCAACTGTTGTAATGTTACAAGCAGTAATAACGCAAGATGCTGGAGCTAAGCTGAACGACGTTCTTCCTGGGCCTGACTCTGGTCCTTTGATAGATCCATCGTAGTTGTTAAACTTTCCTTTGTATCCAACAGATCCTACTACAGATAGTCCGTAAGTAAGAATAAGAATGTTTCTTGGTACTCCTTGTTTCATTGAAGCAATGTAAGAATATCCTTCATATTTAGGATCAACAAACATTTCTCCTGTGATTTCTAAGTCAGATTGTGACTGACTATATTGTTTGTACTTTACCAAAGGATCACGAGAAGTTTGTTCTTCTTTATCAATGGTATCATTGATATCAAGATCTCCTGTGACTGCTTTGTTAGCTACCCATACTGGAGTAGCACAATTGTTAGCAACCGCAGTATCATAGTAGAGAACCATTTCTCTACCTTTACGGTTGCACAGGGTAAGTTCTGCTGTTGTAACTGGCATAATTTTCCTTTAAGGATGTTGGAAGAATGTTTTCTTAAGCTACGTGAAAATTACTTAAGACCATTGTCGGGCCATACCTACAGAATATTCTTTAGATATTGCTCCACGTTTTTGAAGTTGTTGTAGAGTATGATTCATATACGATCTTTGCGGATATCGTGTGAATCCTTTTCTACTCATAAAGGTTCCCCCAAATTCATGAATATGAGGGATAGGTTTATTAAAGAAATCACTTCCAGGAAATTTAACAGGACCAATGATAGCTCCGTTACGATACAGAGAATACATTATAATTCTTAGACCACCACGTGTTTTGGCATATGGTGGCTTTCCTGGGGAGGAAGTCTTTTGTGATATTCGTAGTGATTTGATTGTTGCACCACGAATATATGCAGCTAGTCTTTGTAGACCAGCTTTCTTTGAGCGTGCAACACTCGCATTGAACTTGGTGCTATAAAATACACCCTTGAAGAACCATTTAAGACTCATATGCACTTTTCTGCTTCTACAGTAAATTCAGTTAAGACCAGAAAATTCTTTTGGTTCATCTCAACTTCAACAGGAGGTTCTGGTACTACTTCTTTAAGAGTATAAGGCTCAGGTATGTTTCGTATTACGAACATATCTATACGCTCCCATAATTCTAAAGCAGCAGAAATATCTCCAGCTTCTGAAACATCTTCGTTTTGGAATGAATCAAGTGGAAGAAGCAGTCCTATACTAAAAACATAATTCATTAAGAATTGTGATCTAGTAGAATTTCTACCTGAAAAATCCATTGGCATATGTTGTACAGGCATAACAAAGAGTCTACGATCTCTTGTTTGGTACAGTACGTCAGGGTCTAAAACTAATACCGCTTGTAAATCTGTGGGAACTATTATGTTCCCCCAATTTTCTGGGGTTGAATTATTTAGACTACTAACTATACTAGAACAAAGGGTGAATAGACTCATTGTATTACATTTGCTGAAATGACTACGAAACCATTGTGATTGTCATTATCGACCACAGTACCTTTATTGCCAAGCACAGTTTGAAATTTTAGCCCATTAATATTGATTATGTACCCTCTATTTGCTATTAAATTGAGAGCAATGTAATCTTCACGAGCTATGAGAAATTTGTATGTTTGGCTTGATACTTTTATTCTGGCTGAATCTAATAGTGAAACTAAATCTACAGGGGTAAGTTTAACATGTATGAGTTCACTAGCTTCATTGTATTGAATTGTTGCATCAAGAGCAGTATGATTAGATACATGTCTTTGTAATTTTTCAATACCAATTTGTAGTTTACTCATATCGTTAAACTTTCAAAGTAAATTTAGAACGTCAAGAATAACTTTCGTTTCGATCAAACAAGACGTTCTAAAAGGTGTTCTTAGAGCAGTCTTTCTAAAGAGAGACGTAAAGTCTTAGAAGAATGTTGGGACTGTTCCGATAGCTGTAACTGGTTCTTGTAAGGAAGCTACTCGAACCCAAGTACGACTTGTTGTGCTAGCTACAACTCTTTGATTACTACCATTCAATGGATCTTCAACTTTAGCCACTGCACGACCTAAAATGAATCCGTTAGTTGGGGCTGATGCAACAGCACAACCTACGTTGTCTTGAAGAGCTTCAACATCGTAAGACCACCATAGTTGATCGTTAGCTAGAACGTCACCCGTATGAGCAGGGTTCATTCGGAAGTCACAAATCCAGTTTGTGTAGACTTCACCCATTGTGCTAGGCAAAATAAGTTTTGAACATACACAAACCATTTGGTTAATGATGATCGGTTCACCTGGCATAATTGCCAAAGTTGTGGATCTATTCCAGTAGTTCATCAACAGACCACCATGTTGACGAATGATACCAGCGATTCCTACTTTTGTGATCCAATTGTTATTCGTGTAGTTTGTTACTGCGGTTGGCATTTTGACTCCTAAGTCTTTTGATTTTAAGTTTTAACAGATCTTCTCTCAGACAGAAATTCCAACATGTAGCATTTAAATCTTCTGAGACTAAAGATTTATCTAGAATTTGTAAATTGTTACGACAAGTACCATAGTATTTGTCTTTTGAGCATGCTAATACTGTTTCAAAGTGACGGCAACTATTGCAAGCCTGCAAGGGAGGTGGTCCTTCAACCACCATCCCTACATCATATTTTGTAACTAGAGGATCTAAATAGACATCTTTAGATTCACTACAAGTTATATCAGAATTAGCTTCTGGCTCGCAAGATGAAGAGTCGTTCTCGTTCGTTGATCTTGACATCCCAGTATCCTCTTACGCCCATACCGAGCATGTCTCCTGGGAGGTCGATAGATTCGATTGTTGGTCGTTTCTTGCCTCGGAGGAAATTGATCGTATATGGTGATGCTTTCTTAGAAGAAGGCCACAAAACCCAACTGCTAGAGTGAACGAATGTACCTGATCCTAGCAAATTAGTGTTTGACATTTGCAAGAACTTAGCATAATCCATTTTACCAAACCAGAAGTTTTTATCTCCTGTCTTGGTGTTAGATGTGGTATCGTTAACAATACGATCTTGCTTAAGGATATCCCAAGCTGTTTCTTCCAAAGCTGGACCTGTAATCAAAGTCCATTTATCAGTTTGCATCTGATTGATTGACTTGGTGCCACGAGTTTCAATGTAGTCTTGAACTGCAAGGTAAGCAGTAGACAAGTTAGCTCGGTTAAGAGCTAGACCTGTACGACTGTTATCTGCATCAACCCAGAAAGTACCGGCAGCAGCAGCTTGGTTAAGCATAAGTTGACCAAGTTGAACGTCTGGATTGTAGATAGCTCCTTCAACCATTGCTTCGAGAAGACGAGAGATAACTCCCATATCATCGTTTACAATAGTCTTACGATCAAAACTAACTACTTGACCGATAGTCTTTAGATCAGATTCGTAACGAGATTCTTCTCCAAATTGGGCATGTGGTAGTTTTCCTTCATTGGAAATTTCTTCCCACAACTCTCCACCACCTGGGCGAACTTGTTGTTTCTTACGGAAGTCTTTGTTAGAGTCTTCTTCGCAAGCAGTCATAGCAAATGGTGCAGACAATGCCCATCGTTCTTCCAACATAAAGTCGGTAACTCGTTGAAACAAGTTAGGCATATCGAATGTGCTAAATCCACCAGTGTTATTAAATTGCAATGATTGATTGCAATTGTTCTTGATAAACTTACACATGGTTTCAACGTCACTAAATCCAGTGTATCGACCACCAGAAGAATTAGCAATGTTTACCAAGGATTCCACAAAGGACCACTTGTAATCACTATCGGCATTTTCGATAAGTTTCTTATCGTAGCCAGCTTTGTCCAATGTCTCTGGTGCAACACCGCATGACAATGCAAATCGAATGGTGATTTCTTGTTCAGCTTTTTGGGACTTGTTTTTGATATCAGGCATTTTTGGAAGGCTATTTTCGTATAGCTCAAGTTTGATACTGTTTTCAATTTCAGTAGCACTCTTTCCTTCATCAACCATTTTATCAATTTTTTCTGCATGTGCTGGATAAGCCATTGATAGCTTAGCTAGCTTAAACAAATCCTTGGTTGAAGGAGCAACAGGGGTTGAATTGTTGATCGGAGCAACTGGAGCAGCAACTGGATTCGAGTTGTTGACAGGAGTCGCTGGGGCAGGAGTTGCAACTGGGGCAGGAGCAGGAGTTTGAGCAGGTGTTGGTGTTTGTTCTGGGTCCATACTATTTAGTAAATTTACTACCTCTGAATTTTTGGTTGTGAATTCGGTATTGCTATCTCGTCCCATTAACGTGATAGTCATTTCTCGAAGTACCGAAGAATTGGCAACGTACATTGGTCCTTCAATGGTACGTCCATTGATGGTTTTCTTTTCTTTTGCAGCCAGCAATGTTATAGAACTTTTGTTAGCTCTAAGTCCCATTGATGCTTCAAAAGGAAAGTCATTATTGAGAGCTTCTAGGATTTGATCCCTAGCTTCTCCTGGGTAGGAGGCTAAGCCTTCACCTGATAAGCTGTTTTCTGTTTTAATGATACTGGTTGTGTGTCCGATTGGATGATAATGTTCAGCAAGAATTGGTATCTTATTTTTAAATTTGATACCTGCTAAATCATAAACCATTGGATGTTGCAAACCGTAATCACTAAGATCAACAGGTGCTCCTGAATATCCTTCAAAGCTAAGTTTAGTTAAACCACTTTCTGTTTTAGTAGCAGAAGTTGGACTAGACAAAGCAATATCAAAAAATTCAGAAGAAGGTCTAGTCGTCTTCGTCGTCTGTTGATTTAACGAGTTCTTTGTTGTCATGAATAATTTGAATTGAAGTTGAGGAACGAGCAGATAGAATTATTTTGCAAAGCTCTTCATAAGTGATGCCCATAAGTTCGGCTTCTCTTGTGAGTTCTCTTTTGGCATTTAATCCTTCTTCTGCATAGAGGCGAGTTAAAGTATTTGCTCCACTAATTAAGTCTGTTAAACGACTTGATGCTACTTTGTTAGGATCAGGGTGGGAAAATAATTGAGCATTACCAATACTGTAAGCTATACCTGACTCATCGATATACTTATTAGTAATTTCTCTAAAATAACCTGGAATCATTCTACCCATTCTAAGCCACATCTTGAAAAATCTGTGAATCACAACAGAGAAATCTTCTCTATCTATCTTTACAGTATTTTTCCAAGGACCAAGATCTACTTGGGAAGCTGCCATATTAAGTTTAGCACTGTTACCAATTGCTAAATTAAGTGGCATGTTAACACAGCGAGCAGCAGATCCTACCATTGCATCAATAGCATTGATATCTTCTGCTGACGTTCCTGAGTTACTTAAACTCTCCAAGCTCGTTCCTGGGGGAAGTGTAGGTATTTGACCTGGTTCCATTTCCCACATACCTGAAGGTACTCCATCTGCTATAGCATCTGATTTTCCCCATACGTGTGGATCTAATTTAACAACAATAGGGATGCAGGATTTAAATTCTGCTGATCTTACTAGTGCTGTTAGATATCGTTGCACAGAAGGGAAGATACATAAAGCTGGGCTACACTCAGGTATACCACGTAACAAAGCTTCATCTTTTTGTTTCCACCATAAAAGAATTTTGTTTACTTCAAATTCTTCACCAGTGTCAACCCAAATACGTTCTGGGTTCCAATTCTCGTCGTATTTGATTCCTTCATAAATATTCTCATCAAGTAACCGTGAAATTGGTGGATTTTGTAATCTTTCTGATGAAAGAACTTTAAGTCCTAATTTTACATCATCGGCAAAATCATGAGTAATTTTATAAGGGATTCCAATAGCAACACCTGTTTTAGCTGCTGCTCTCCTGAGAAGTCGAAATGATTTACCTATTTCATTAAGTTGACAGAATTTTAGCCATTGTTGTTCAATATCAATGTTCACAACATATTCTGGTGTTTGTCCAATAATAATTGGGCAAG